CCGCCCTCATCAGCGGCAAGAGCATTGCCTCGCTGGGATTCAGTGTCCGCACCCTTTTCATGCAGATCGACGCGGCCAACCGTGCCGCCCTGGACATGGGCCTTGCCGAATACACCAAGACGGTCTTGGACCCGCGGTGGATGGCGGACATGCCCAAGGCGTGGAACTCGGACACCGTGCAACGGCGGCTGATCGAAGGCTCCCGTCCCGAGGTGCGCTACGTGTTCGAGCGGGCCGCGGTCCGCCCGAGCATGCTCCTCTGGGCCGCCCAGAAATCCATGATCCCGATGCAGATGACCGATGCTGCATTGACCAGCTTCACCGCGGCCATCGTCTACCGCAACGCTTACAACAAGGCCAAGAAAGCCGAGGCGTCTGATGCCATGGCCGAGCAGGCCGCCCTCGACGCCATGGACAAGGCAGTCTTCAACTACAGCCAGCCAATCGACATCACCAGCCGGTCGCTCCGGGAAGTCCAGGGCAACATGCTCCAAAAGGTCTACATGATGTTCCTCTCGGACGCCCGTTTGAAGACGGCCCTCTTTGCCGAGGCCATCGGCCAGCTGGGCAAGGAAGGCGAGCGGGGCAAAGGTGCCAGCACCATTTCCGCGCTGATGATCATGGCCGTGGTCACCCAGACGATGGCCAACCTCTACCGCGATTGGTTTAGTGACGAGCCGGACGATGAGATCTGGACGCTCGAAGGCTATGCCATGGCCATGATGCTGGCCCCGCTCTCCGGGTATATGCTGGTGGGCACCGTGGGTTCCACCGTGGTGCGCGAAGCATTCGGTGAAATGACATTCCAATCGACCGATCCGGCCAACGAGATGATCGACCGCGGCATCCGCTCGATCAAAGGCTGGGACAATACGTTCAACACCTCGGACCCCGAGGCCATGCTCAAGCAGTGGAACAACCTGCTCCGCTTCGCCAGCTTCAACCCCACGCTCGCCGCGCCCGCGGCCCTGCTCAACTTCGCCAAACCCATCGTGGGCGCGATGGAAAACGCGGAGAATCCCGAATAATCCGCTTGTCCCTCTGACGCAACGCTGCACTATTTTCGACTAATCCCATGGCTCTGCAAAACGACACATCTCGGATTCAATACAATGGCAACAACTCGACCACCTCGAGCTATGCCATTCCCTTTGTTTTCTTCGAGAACGCGCACATCAAATGCGTGGTGACCAACAGCGCCGGCGTCGATACCACGCTCGCCCTGGGCAGCACCTTTAACGTCACCGGGGCCGCCAACCCTAACGGCGGAAGCCTTACCACCACCGCCGCGGTCCCGACCTCGAGCAAAGTCACCATCTTCCGCGAAGTCCCCGCCACCCAGACCACCAGCTACCAAGAGGGTGGAGATTTCCCCGCGGCCAGCCACGAACGCGCCTTGGACAAGCTGACCATGATCGCCCAGCAGACCAAGCGTCTGGCCGACCGCGCCCTCAAGGTTCCCGAAACCCAGAACAATCCCAACGATCTGCCCAACCCCGGAACGGGAAACAGGCTGCTGGGAAGTAACAACGGAACGCTGACTTGGGAAGAAAATCGCCAGCTGCCTCAATATCCTGCCACCGCCGGCACCAACGCCCTCGTCACGTCCGGCGGAGGATCTGCCCCCAGCTGGCAAACCATCCCAAGCATTGCCACCGGACCGATCACCGCGACAGGTTCAACTACGCCTCGTTTTGTGGCGGATCGTTTTGCCGACATGCTAAACGTCAAAGACTTTGGTGCCGTTGGAAATGGCGTTACCGATGATTCTGATGCCATTCGCGCTGCCGTTCAGTATGCAGTCAACAACGGCAAACCGCTTTATTTTCCTCGCGCAACCTATCTATTTGCAAAAACAACCGCCAATCAATCCAACATTGCAAGCGGATCTGGGCTTGGCATCAGCGTCACAAACAGTGCTACAGACGCGCCAAAATTTCTGTTCCTCATTGGCGACAACGCCATAATCAAAAATACGGTGTATTGCTCCACACCGACAGATACCATTGGCAACTACAAGTGGATGTCGGTCGATGGTCTGTTTAATGAAGTCACGATCAAGGGTATAACTTTTTGGGATGCCAGCCCTCCGCACGGAACTGCTTCTGGTCAACTGGCCATTAAGCGCACGGCCTATTGCTTTCAATTTAACGGATTGGCCGGATCTCCCTCCGTCAATCATCCGAAAAACATTACCATTTCCGACTGTACATTTCAAAATTACGCACAAGGCATCAACATCTACAATGCAACGAATGTAGATGTGTCGCACAACAATTTCTTTTATGAATATGGACAAGCCTCTGCTGGCTCCCACGTTGATGAAACTGTCGGCGTAAGAACGCGACAAGTGTTTGGTATTAGGTGCTGCAATAACTACTTCGATGGATGTACGGCCAAAACCTTGGTGCCAGTGTCCGGCGCAAATGATATTCGCTGCCCCGATGGGCTTATTTTGACTGTTGGAAACAGCGGCGACAACAGCAACCATCCCGTGGTTGTTTCAAACAACACTCTTATCAATTTTGCTTTTGAAGGAATTTTGCTCGCAGGAGATTTGTATGCGTCGAACGCTTTTGTAGCATCACAAAACGAGTGCCCAGCCACCGTGTGCAATAACATCATTGTAGGAACTCCTACAATTGGACAGCGCAACAATGTCACCAATGTGGGAATTGCAATATCGCAAAACAATTGCGTGGTTGCCAATAACGGGGTGTACAGATGCACCACGGGAATACTGGTTCAGAACAGTGCTAATTTCGGAGGACAAAAGCAAGGCGGACACAACACTCATATTGTTGGTAACCAGATCCAAATGGCAAAAAACACGGACACAACGTGGCCTATCAGCAGGGGAATTTTTGCGTTTGGTCTGACTGAAATACTGGAATCGCTACTGATAGCTAACAACACAATCATCGGAGTATCGCTTCCGGCGGGAACGCAATCAGGATGGAATGGATCATTTACTACTCATACAAGTGGGATTGATCTTCCCGCGGGCATTATGATTTACAACGCAAAGGGAAAAATCACAAACAACTCGATGCGGGCCTATAGCCACAGTGCAGGATCACGCTCTGCTGCTTTTCAAATCTATGGCGGGCAAGTCTTGGATCAGCTGATCGTGTCTGACAATACTATTGATGGGTTTACGTTTATGGTAAACGGCGATAGCAGCAGCGGCGGAAATTCTGCTGTGGTCTTTGACGGAAATCGCTTTGTTAATGGCACGCGGCTGATTGCCGGGTCCGTGGTGCAGCCGTGGACAACTACGGTTACAAACCAGCGCATTACTTTTACTCCAGACACTGTAGGCTGGTACAAGCTACGGGTGCTGGGACGTTTTATTGGTTCTGGAAAGTTGCAAATCGGCATGCAGCCGGAAATGGCTTATACCTATTTTCAACCAACGCAAGACAGCACCGCGCAAAACACCGAGTGCTATGTTGCCTATCACGGGGATGCCGATGGAACCGGCGGTAATGTGGATTTCAAAATTGCCTGTAATCAATTGATGCATATAGCGCAAGCATCCCCGGTCATTACGAAGATGAATCTTGATGTCGCTTCTAACCAAGCGGATATCCGAATGTACGTGTCTCAAATAATGTCTTATGGCGGCCAAAACCTTCCGGTCACAATTGTTTGGAACAACGATCTGGCATATTTGGGCGGAGGAATATCTGTGGTTGGAGTTGAGAGCAGCACCGCTCCAGCGAGCGGATTGGAAGTAACATTTGCCAACGGATCAAAAAATGTGGTGCGTCGAAGTGCCAACGGCCAAGTGTCAACGTATGGGTCTGGCGTTCCAACTGTAGGAGCAACTGCTCCATCGGCTGTGCCGGAATTTATCGGTCAGCAATATTTCAATACTGCTACCGGCATTGCCTACATCGCCGTGGGAACAACCAATACCTCCGATTGGAAAGCCATCGCAAATTGGACACCGTAATACTAATATGAAAAAGTTATTTTGCTTAATAGTGTTGGCTCTTGCGGGCGCATCGAATGGAAGTGGTCAAACCGGATTTACGGCGGTAATGGTCAACTCAAACGGAGTAGTCCAACGGCCAACAAATTTTGCGGCGGCAAACAATCTTGGGGCTGATTCCGCTGTCAGAATTGTAAACACGCTAAACCGCGTCAGCATTCAATCTGGCCAGTGGTCCAGAATAACAAACACCGGAACAATACTTGTGTCTGACGGGCGCATGGTTTCTTCGTCATTCACGACGAACTCTGGCGAATACGGCGTTGCGTATTACGGTGACAACGTAAGCGGGCATTCTTTTCTTAACATCGGAAGCGATTCGGGGCTGTTAACTGATGAAGGTGCGGGGTTTATCGTTCAAGGAACATTGGGTGGCTCTCGAGTTGGGGTGATTAAGCGTCTGGTTTTGCGCGGAGTGTCTGCATCTTCGCTTTACGCTAACACTGGAACAAATGGACTGAATAGAGCCGGATGGGCTGTTGAAACGCGACTCAACGGAACAACAAACCAAGTCCGATTGGTAGTGCATAGCTCGTCTGGACCCACGGCGTCTGCTTGGTCTGATATCCCTGGGAGCGATATAAAAGCGATCTGGTCATATCGTGACGCAACCAACACTTACGTGTTTGCAACTTCCTCATTTGGTCAAAACTTTTCCACTGTTCCAAACGTGACCGTAAATGCAGTAGCTGGTGGAACAGCAGGATCTACGCAATTTGGTTTTGCTATTGGGATGAACATCATATCCGACACTTCTTCTGCTCCTTACATGGATGTCGGTGCTATCTACGAATCAAAAAATCTTCAGCAGCAATGATCCCCGACAGCCACACTTTCAGTCCTTTGTTCAAGGGCCTCACTGGGATGCTCGCTTCTTTTGGCGGGGCCTTGGTGACTTTTATGTCGCACCTCGAGTTGATCCTCCGGGTGGCCGGCGTGGGGATCGGAGTGGCTTGTGGCGTGGCCTCGCTGATATCGATCATCAGAAACATGCCTCCGCGTAGAAAGGGCCACCTGCCATGAGTGACATCAAATTCCAAGACTACAACCGGATCGTCAGCCAAGTGGTGGCCGTGGCCATGGGGCCGGACGGGAAGCCGGCTCTTATGTCGCCGGACCGTCCCTCGGGGACCAAGGCGGAGGGCTATACCTACAACGTGAGCGGCCAGGTCACGGCGATTGCCTTTTACAGTGGCTTTGACACTTCGACCAACACCCCGAGCGGATTGATTGCGACGAAGAACATCATCTGGAACACCTCGGGCACCGGCGCGGGACAGCCGGCCTTCGTTCACTGGACGTGAGCAACTACGCTTACAATCCGATCACCGGCCAACTCGACCTTGTCGGTGGAGGTGCGAGTTACATTGACGGGGTAGTGGATAATAGCTCCCTGCTACCGGTGACGGTGGGGACGCCAGCCCTCGACTCCGTTTTCCTTGCCAAGGCGGGTTCCGGCCTGTGGCTAATTTCTCGACGGCCCGCTGGACTGTATGTGCGAGTGGCCAACAACGGCGTGGCCGCGGATTGGACTTATCTCGGATCTTTTCCCGAAGTGAATGCAGATGCCAATTGGGAACTGTATAACTCAACTGACCCTACGAAAGAATTGAAGTTTGATTTGTCCGGTCTGCCCACCGCGACCATCCGCACCGTCACCGGCCCCGCGGGCAACGGGCAGATGATGGTTTCTGGACAAGCCGGATCATTCACCACCCTCACCGCCAACAACGGCACGCTCACTGGAGCGTCCGCGCCTGTGCTGGATCTGGCGCAGACTTGGAATGCCAGCGGGACGACTTTTACTGGGCTAAACCTCGCACTGACTAATACGGCAAGCGCCAGTGCAAGCGCATACTTGAGCTTCGCTCTTGATGGGACACAGGTATTTTCAATTAGGCGCGGCGAATCAACCACACCTGCAACTCTTATCACTTGCGGCGGGAGCGGACTAACATGGACGGCTCGCACTCGCACAGGCGGGGGCGTTGGATTAAATTTTCAGCACACATTAGGTATTGGTGCATCGTTAGAGTTTTTGGCTACCGCATCGGGAACGACAGCGGGAGATGTCGCCCTTCTACGAGATGGGGCTTCCGACACTCTCGCCCAACGCCGCACGACCAACGCCCAAACCTTCCGAATATACAATACCTTCACGGATGCAAATAACCACGAACGCGGCTTCCTGCGCTGGTCGAGCAACAACTTTGAAATTGGAAGCGAGGCGGCGGGGACAGGAAGCAGCCGCGAGGTTCGTATTGTGGCGGGCACTTCAACTTATCGGTTTGCAATAAACAACGCGGCGATATTCCCCGGCACTGTAAACATCGCCGCAACGGGGGAATATCAATGGTTTAACCGTTCAATAATATCATCCAGCACCTCTGGCATTATTCTGCTCACAAACTCCGCAAGAAACGACTGGAGCCTTCTCCAATTCGGCGGCACAACCAGCAGCTTCCCCGCGCTGAAGCGCAGCAGCACCGTCCTCCAAGCTCGTCTTGCCAACGATTCCGACTTCTGCCCGCTGCAAGGCCAACTCCGCATCCACCAGAATGCCGTCTCTGAGACGATCACCGCGACCCACACGCTGACCCTCTATGATGCCGCTGGCACGGCTTACAAGGTGCCATGCGTTGCAGCCTAATCTTATGCTAACCAACCCAACACCCATCGAAGTGCCCGCCGTAGCCGCCCGCGTCTACGACCGCCTCCACGTTTACAGTCTGTCCGCCATCCAGCCGACCGCTAACCCGCAGAGCGGCAGCATCACCGTCGAGCTATTGCCCGCTACGGCAGACGGCGAACTGGCCAACGGAAGCCTTGTCCAAAAGATGACCGCGCCGTTGACGCCCGAAATCATGCAGGCGGTTCCCGAACTCGCCGCCGCTTTCGCCGCAGTGTTGGCCGCGATTCCCGCGACCATGGCTTACCTCGCCGCGCAACAGGAGGCTCCCGCAAATGAATAAGACCGTCACTCTTACGGAAGCCGAGGCGAAGATCGTGCAGCAATCGCTCGATGCCGCGATCCGTTCCGGCGGTGCCAATGCCGCGGTGGTCATCTTGCCGATCATGCAAAGCATCGAAAAGCAACTTGCCGGACCCGAGCAACCCGCGGAGGATTAGTCGAAAACTATGAACGCTTTTTTCGCCACACTTGCAGGGATCTCGCTGTCCTTGTGGAATTTCTACCTTCCGTTGCTGCGCGACATTTTTCGCACTGGGGCCACGGCCCTGCTTCCTCTCGCGGTGGAGGTGGTTCGCAATCTGAACAAGACGGACCTGCCGAGCGGGGCGAAGCGTGACCAGGCTCTGCTCTCGCTCAAGCGTGAGGCCGCCCAGCAAGGAATTTCCGCCACCGAATCGCTGCTCCGGTGGACTGTCGAAAGCGCGGTGCAGCGCGTGAAACTCAAATGAAATCCTTCATTCTCCGATTCCTTGTCTCGAAGGGTGGCAGCCTGCTGACGCCGGCGATTGCCGCCCTGGTGGCCGCCGCGGTGACGCGGGTGGCCGCGCACGATCCCACCTTGGCCAGCCATATCGACCCCGCGGCGGTCACGGGTTTTCTCATGGCCGCGCTGGTCAGTGTGATCAATTACGCGACCAACGTGGCCCAGAGCAACGGGGTGAAAAAGATCCAGGCCGTGGTGAACGCCCCGGTGGATGGCTATGCCGGTCCGGTGACCTATACGGAAGTCCGGCGGGCCTTGCCGAACTCATAACCAAGCAACCGGAACCGGAGGACCCGCGGCCATTTTGGCAGCGTCTGATCTCCTCGCTGCAATTGGACGTGGATCTAAAAGCGCGAAGGTTCTGGATGAAAGGAAAGGCAGATTTTTAATGCATGCATTTCGAGCAATGTTAAACGTGGCCGGCGTGAAACACTTCACGGCGGAGGAATTGTTTTTCCGCGGGTCGAGCGATGCGACCTTGGGGCTGAATACACCGCCGCCGCAATCGCTTTGGAAGAACATGATCCCGACCGCGGTGGTGGCCGATGAGGCCCGCGAGAAGCTGGGCAAACCGATCCGCGTTCTTTCGGCCTACCGCTCGCCGGCGTACAACCGGCGCATTGGCGGGGCCAGGGCAAGCCAGCACATGAGGTTCTGTGCGCTGGATCTCGGCACCGAGCAGCCGGCGGCCCTCTACAAGATCCTGCTCGAGATGCGGCGGGACGGGAAATTCAAGGGCGGGCTGGGGCTTTACCGGACGTTTGTCCACCTCGACACCCGGGGCGTGAACGTCAATTGGGCAGCGTAGTCACTCGAAAATGATTTGGCGGTGCGGCGTGGAGAGAACACGCGGCCAGACAGTGGAACGTTACAAAATAACACAAGAATATGTAACAAAGCGGGTGCAAGTCCCGCCACCGCGAATGAGAGTATTATTGCAATAAATGCAAAATGTTGGAGAAAAGTGTGTTGTGACTGTTTTTTGCTATCTCTTTGCTCATGAGCAATCGCATTAGCTATTGGTCGCTTTAACACCAACACTCCCGCTCTATACCCTATCGGGTCGCTGATTCTGCGCCCGTCTGTGTAACCGCTTTGGCGCTATACCCGCTCGGGAACGCTGATGGCCTTGGTGAGGGCTTTCGCCATGGTATCAATTGATACCGCGGTGTAGCGGTTGCTGACGCGGACCGAATCGTGGTCGCAGATCAGCTGGCGGACGCGCTGATCGATACCGGCCTCGGCCAGCAGGGAATTGGTGGTGTGACGCCAGCTGTGGAAGGTCTTGTCGGTAAGGCCGCGGCCTTGGCCTCGCTTGGTGGTCTTCACTCGCACGATGCCGGCGCGGTCGAGCAGCTGGGAAAAGTGTTTGCTCGCCGTGCCGTGCTCCATGGCCGCGAGGGTGGGGGTGATGAGGCCCTGGCCGCGGAGTGTTTGTAGCTCACCCATGAGCGGGACGGTGACCACCTTGCCGAGGCGGGATTTTTTCTCGGGCAGGAACCGGAGGTTGCCGTCCTCGATCTCCTCGTAGGACCGCCGGCGGGCGTCCCCGAGGCGCATGCCAAAGTAGAGGCCGAACAGGATGCAGGTGCGCCATTCGCCCTGGGCGACTTTGAGGATGGCCGCAATCTCGCCCTGGTTGAATGCTTTGCGTCCCGAGGGCGTGGCGTCCGCGCTCATGCGGAAGAGGGCCGCGGGGTTGGCCTCGATGTTTCGGAGGTGCAGGGCGCGGGTGAAGACGGCCCGGATGGTCTTGGTGAC